TACGATTTTAGGGGACAGGATCATATATTGAAGTTTGAAATTACAGGTTCTACAGACAAACTTGAAGGATTACCAAAAGTTCCCCTAGAAGATGTCAAGAAGGCTTTGCCGCCACCAATAAGTATCCCTGAACTTGTAGTGGATACTTATAGATGGAAAGAGTATCTCTCCATTGGAATAATTATTTTCGTTGGTATTCTTTTGTTGTCCCTGATGAAGCGACGCCCAAAACTTAGCGAGTAATCGCGAAGACTGGTTGCGCTGGCTTGGAGACGCGAGTGGAGATGCCTGAAACAACCATGTAGACCGCAATGGACAACAAGGTGGTGAGGATCGCGGTGAGGGTGTATTGGGTACCACCGTTCTTTGGCACCTTAATCACTTGTTGAATGATCCAGCGGACCAAGTCCATCCAGCTCATCGCGGCCGCAAAGGAGAAGCCCGCGACGATCGCGTTGAGGGATTGTGTTTCCAATTCTTGGGTAACGAGGTTAACAGTCTTGAGAGCTTGTGCGGTCATGTCAGCCATGGTGGAGTTTTTATACTGTATATTCAGAAAATTATCTACTCTGGTAACAACTCTTCCTTCTCAACAATCTTCTTGTACTTTGGTCTCCTGACAATTTGAGATTTAGCAAATATTTGCTCCTCCTCGTCGTCGGAATCTCCATCAGTGCTACTATCCTCGTCAGCTGTAACTCTGAACGATTTATATTCAGAAATTGTCCAACCCTCCGGCTCCGATGTACTCATTACTATTAATAGCATTTTTTAACATCTCTTCCACCGGACTTTGAGGAATCCAAGTATCCCATCGATCACAGGCTTCATTCATCTGCCTGAATGTGGGATCTTCCCCCGAGTATCTCACAAATGGTGGACACTCACCCGGTTCAACCTCTTCAATGTCCTCCTCGTCTGAGGATTCTTCGTTGTAAATCTCTGGAAAGAGAGAACCGATATCCTGTCCAACCTTATACATAACACAATACTTGATTGCATATTCCATATCTTCTGAAAGCACTGTATCGCGACCACAAGCTTTGGAATATTCTGCTGCGAGTATCATACTTCTCTCAAGAACTGGGAGGAGAATACCCATGAGCGCATCTTGTTGAGATTGTTCATAGGCACCCGAAGTTTCACCAAAACCCGTCTTCATCATCTTTCTTAGTATTTCAAATCAAAAAGAGTTCGGGCAGTTCCCTCACCCACACGAAGGATGTTGTGACTTAATGCGTAGACGCGAACTTGTCTTTCATAATCGGCACAGGGTGTGAGACTTAGGTTGAGGATTTGCTCCTTTACGAGACTAAAGTTCACCTGACCCGTGGGATACCACTTTTCGGGTTCAAGGGCAAAACTATATGAGTAAAATCTTCTCAAAAGTTGTGTCTTGGAGTGATGAATCGCCGCCTGTACAGCTTTGAGAAATATAACATTGCCTGTTTCTTGAGTAATTATTGGTTGACCATCTAGGTCAAGAGTGAGATAATCCAGGTTTTCGTAGAGAATGTACTTGTTACTTGTTTGATCTAAAGTATTATCGTAGTCAAATGGTGTTATGAATTCACCCTCACCAGTTCCAATGTCACCTTGTCTTTGAATGACAAAGTAAAGTTCCTTTACGGGATTGTAAAAATCCAACTTGAAGCGTCCAGATTGTCCACCCTGTGCGATATCAAAAATGTTTTGTTGCACCTGTGTGATTGTGTAGTCTCTCTTCTCATTCTCAATCTTGAGTCTCTCACATGGATCAATAAAAATGACTTCCGAGCAGAGTGTGAATTCTACAATTTTGAGAACTTCACTAAAATCCTGTTTCGTACCATCAACCTTTACCACGAGGTCTTTATAGTTTCTAAGTTTTACTTCAACTTCAACTTCCTGTTTTTTAATGGCACAAAGGGGGATTGCGAGTTCTGGATTATTCAAAAAGTAAAATGGCAAATCAACAAAACATGTCTGAATACCGTCTGATGTTCCAAGATGACATAAAATGGCACTATCTGAAACTCGGGTTGACACCGATCTCTCTGGATACTTGCCAACCAAATATTCAAGTGCTCGTTGCTTTGTTTGAGTCACATTGTGTTCTGAGTATATCTGAAGATAATCACTCGTTAATCTTTGTATAATCTTACCCCCAATGATAAGATCAACAGATTCAATGAGAGCGTGACCAACTGAATCTATATACCCCAAAAAACCAGTCTGTATTTCTGGAAGTTTAATTTTCAAACTGAGAGTTGTGAGAAGATCACCCACATTTTGACCTATTCTAAATCTCGCCTTTCCACCAAAGTCAACCGCTGTCTCTGGATCTATGTTTACATATTCTCTTGCAAAGTTTGAATGTTTCTTAAAACTTTGCAAAAAGTATGTGTAGTCTGGGTCTACAGTGAAAAACCTGTCTTGGAGACCAGATGCTTCAAGCTGAATACGCCCAGCCATTACTATTATAAGACTCTAAAATTTTAAACCAGCTAATCCACCACTGACACGAAGTAAGTTGTAATTTACAGCATAAATCCTGGTGTTGTTATTATCAACTGAATTAATTGGATCTATCTCAATTGTAAGAAGTTTATGAGCGATGCGACTCATATTGACTTGTCCAGTTGGATAATATACTTCTGGTTGAAGAGCGAAACTATACATAGCAAAATCTGATTTCAGATAATTGTAAGATACGCTGTAGTTATATGGCGAATTTACATGATGTTTAAAAGCTTGTTCATATACAAGAAAGTCGTTATCTCTATCAAAAACAATTGTATTATTAAATTGAAGTTTTATATTTGAAATTGTATTGTAGCGGTGTGGATGATTATCACGAACCGCCTCTTCTGATTGCGAAACAAAGAAAAGTTCCCTCACTGGATGTGAAAAGTTGAGCATGACAGACTTTGTATTTTCACCCGCATTCATCACAAACTTTGACATTTGAACTTGTGTGATTATATAATCAAGTGGTCTAGACATCATAAAGTTTCTTTCATTGTCTGTGAGAAATACAAATTCATTATCAAGTGAAAACTTTTTAATGTTAGCGGTAACACCCGCAGAAGCACCACCGTTTATCAATTCAGGGAGTGATCTCAATTTTATCTTCACCTCAACCAATTGTTTCGTGAGAGCACATGTTGGTATAGCTAAACTTGGATTTCGGTAAAAGTAGAATGGTAAATCCATAAAGTAAGTATATTCGGTGCCAGCTGTGTATGTTAAAACATTACTGTGTCCATTCAAGAAGTACAGCGTTTGATTGATGTCATCGTCTGTGTTATGGAGTTGTTGATGCATGTAAATGTACTCACCTGTGATTTTCTCAACAGTTTGACCACCTATGAGAAGCTCGGCACTCTCCACCAAGTGTGAGATGATGGATGGAGACCAGTTATCATCGTTTGGGACTGGATCATCCAGGGTAACTTTAATAGTCATATTACTCACAAGATCCCCTTTATCGTTGGGTACACGAGAGATGATTGTCTTTCCAAAGTCAATGTCTCCATCAAACTGACTTTCAACATAATCTATCGCAAACTTTGTATGTCTTCTAAAATTCATCAGGAAATATGAAAATTGTGGATCTCCTGTGAGCCATTGGTCTTGGACTCCGGTGGCTGCAAGTCTTAAACGACCAGACATTCCTACTCTATGTGAGTAAAATTTTACTAAATAAAACGGGACACTACTGTAGAATGAATCTTCAATTGAGGAAATTCAAACCTGAGACGATATCGGACGACAGGGTGTGTGTTTTTATAGGTAAACGAAACACGGGTAAATCAACCCTCGTCAAGGATATTATGTACCATAAGAAACATCTTCCAGCTGGTATAGTTCTCTCAGGAACAGAGGAGGGGAATCATTTCTATTCAGAATTTATTCCAGATCTCTTTGTGTATGGCGATTACGATAGAGATGCGATAGAGAGAGTCATGGCGAGACAGAGGAAGTTGGTGGGTGACGGTAAACAAAATTGCGGAGCCTTCATGCTTCTTGACGATTGTATGTATGATAACAAGTTCCTCAAGGATACATGCATCAGGCAGTGCTTCATGAACGGAAGACACTGGAAGATCTTCTTCATGCTCACTATGCAATATTGTATGGATCTCCCACCAGCTCTCAGAGCTAATGTTGATTATGTGTTTCTTCTTAGGGAAAATATACTTCAAAATAGGGAGAAACTCTATAAATCCTTTTTTGGTATCTTTCCAAGCTTTGACATGTTTAACAAGGTCATGGACGCTTGTACAGAAAACTATGAATGTCTCGTGTTAGATAATACAGTAAAATCAAACAGGATACAAGATTGTGTGTTTTGGTACAAGGCATCTATACGCAAAAACTTCCGAGTTGGAAGTCCAGACTTGTGGAGACTTCATAATAAGATGTATAATCCCAAACATATGCAGCAGCGGGAGGATGATGCGAAGAAGGCGACTAAGAAGACTTCTCTAAAGATTACAAAGACGAAATAACAAATAGATATTCTGTAACTTTAGTAGAACGATTCTTTAGATTACGACTACCTTTGTAGCAAGTATAATCAATCTCAATTTTTTCATATTTGTAGGGCCTAAGGATTTCCTCCCATTCATCGGGTTTGATGAAACCTTCATTGTTATATGACACCAAGGTATGTTTAGCTTTCTCAGTAGCCAACTTTAAGGTACGTTCCATAGCTTCTCTAATTTTGTTTTTATAATTGTACTGACTCTTATTCCAATCCCCAGGGATACCTGATACTTTTGAAAGTGTATGAGGTATCTCATTGGTACAAATGAGATTTAACATGAAATAGTTTGACCCATATGGGTGTTGATTATAAGGTGGATCTAAGTAGATAAGATCAACTTTTGGGAGATCCCTCAGAAAATCACACGCATCTTGGCGATAAACTTCAACATCCCTATGTGGTTCAAGCCACACAGGATAATCAACTTCAATCCTCTTTGTAATTCTATCTTGCGCGTGTCCACCTTTACCACCCCAACCACCTTTGTGGAAACCTTTAAAAACACCAGATGTATTTGTGTGAATACTCGCCCTTACTATGAGAGGTCCTAAACAGTACGGTTTAAGATTCTCGGGGACACACCTCTCAATATAGTCCAACATACCATCAATTCTTCTTCCATTTTCCGGAGTATAAAATTGTCTTTCATTTGAAGCGTAGAGTTCCGTAATAAACCCAACTTTATCTGGACACATGTTCATATTCTCAATATGTTTACAAACATCATCTTGATCGGCCCAAGAAGGTGTCTTCAAGAAACATTTTGAAAGAACTTCACAATATTGTTCAAGATCGTTTACATACATTTTTTCAGAATGACCCAGCAACATTCGTGAAACTACTCCAGAACCAGAGAACGCATCGGCGCATGTTGACGGTCGGAGTTTCTCCACGACATCTTGGATTTTATCAACAAGTTTCCTTTTGTTTCCAATATATGTTATCATTGGCTGTTGAATAAAGTCTGTCATTCTTAGAATTTAATGAAACGATTTCTCTAATACAGGCTGCGTCACTCACTACTCTCAAAAACATGTGAATATACTAAATGTCCACGGATATTAATACTCTCAATTTGTCTGATAATGGAGATGGAATGGTACCTTTGAATGATAACCCCACTACAACTTTCGTGAATCGTGAGCCCGTGTTTTCACAACCCGAAAAAAATGTGAGTCAAAGTAAACAGACGATGGACTCTACGCCAATCAATGACATTATGATGGAGCCACCAATGATGATGGAAGAGCCCAGGATGCAAGGAATGATGCCACAAATGACTGCCCCACAACCCCAGGGTAGTTATGCGATGCCACAACAAGAAGCGAAGCCAGAAAGCAAGAACCCATTCAACCTCACGGACGATCAAATGATTGCTCTCGTTGCGGGTGCTGCGGCTGCTCTCGCGGTGTCTAAGCCAGTTCAAGACAAGCTAGTCACTTCAGTCCCCAAGTTTCTTAACGAACAAGGTGCCCGAAGCATGGTTGGCTTGGCTTCAACAGGTTTGGTTGCGGCGCTTGCATTCTATGTGGCGAAGGACTACATCGTGAAGCCCTGATTACTTGATTCCCAACCCATATTAGAATAGATTGAATTATCAATACCTGTATAATAGGTGATTAAAGCTCCTGCTGCAAATGCCGTCATGAGCAAGGCACTCAACTTAAGTGTCTTGCCCCTGTCACTTCCATATTTTTCAACCGCCTCTCGTGTATCTGTTGAAAATGTATTGATCGCGAATGTAATAATTAAGGCGATAATACTCGTAGATACGAAAAAGAGACGATCCACGGCAAGTCGTGGAATACTTCCAACAATGAGACGAAGCACATTTGGCACCACTACAGTCAACCACACGAGGTTAAGATTGTAGTTTTCGCTCATGTGTGGAACGAGTGTCGTACCATACACAGCGAGCCAATAGGCAATGACCATAATCAAAACAGTTAACGGTGTTTTCATTTAATATGGACGAAGAAGATTATTTATCCTGAATGTGCTGTCCACAAAACTTAGTTCTCTCTGGAATCTTGTCATATATACCTAATTCTACGCACATATCACGGAGTTCAATATAATTACTCCAAAATGCATCCGAATGTGAATATTCTTCAACGGTACAATGGGCTAACTCATGAATGAGAACATGGAAGATTTCATTGGGTGTTCCATCAAGACATATCGCAATTTCTTGACCCTTGTTTGTGTTATAACCCACAGCGCCATTCATAGAAATGTAACCTGTTATGGGTATACGGTGTGACAACATGCGAAACTTCTCATGACCATTGGAAGTTAGGTGTTCACGAAGAACGCGATATTTTTCCTTCACCTCGGTGAGTTGTTGAGGTTCCTTGGTCTGAGAAAGTATCAACAAGTTGATGAGAATTAGTATAATGAATGTGATCATCTCTTATATACAAAGATAAATTTACTATAGAGTTCTGAGATTGGGTTGCCCGTGAGACCTTCCCAAAGTTCTAGTCTAAATCCTATCGCTTCCAAGTGTGTGATGAGAAGGTCTTTGTAGGCTATAGGTTCAGACCTAGGTCCATCTGCGTAGAAGGGGGTGTCCACTAAGTTTACAAATAGTTTTTCGCCGTAGCCACCATTACCGTGGGTCTTCATGAGAAAGAAGTTTCCCATATCATCTTTGAGGGGCACTCTAAATGTCACTTTCTCTGAATCTGGTATAATACCCACAAGTCTCCCACCAGGTTTCATTCTCTTTTTGATTTCACGAATTGAACTAAAGAATTTGTCTCGTGACGCAAAAATATAATGAAGTGAAAAGTTGTAACACACAATGTCATACTTCCTATTCGGACAGTCGTGTATGTCTCCCTCATAGAAGTTTACCCGCATGTGCATATTCTTTGCACGAGACTTAGCCTCCACAAGGGCTGCTGGCTCTGGATCACACATACTCATATTTGCACCACACTTGTGCCACTTCTGAAGGTCACCACCAAAACCACAACCAACATCCAAAATCTGATTACCTTCTTGGGTCACAGACTGTATGAGTTCCCTTTTGGCATTATTATGGTTTTTGCGGATCTCTTCCATCTTATGAATATTTTGAGTCTTTTCTTTTACTTAGGAACTTTAATAATACTTTTAAAGTAATGTAATTTAAGGTAATTTGAGCTGTACATCTTCAGAACCAATTGAAGAAGATGGAAGCCAATTGAATAGGTAATAATAAACATGACCACTCCCCTTTAGGAATTTAAGTCTCTCGAGATCGGTTCGCAATTGACCAATGTCTAGAGTATTAAATACATCATATCCCAAATTCCTAGCAATCAAAAACGCGTCATTGTAAACATCACCGACCATGTAAAACGCATATGCTTGTTTCACAGAGTCCACATTATCTACTCGGTCATATGGAATCTCATAGAAAGAGATAAAGTCTTCGGTCTCATCATTTACATAAGAATTAATAGGAAGTATCCATCTTTTTACCCAATCTTTATTTATGACTGGAGCAATTTT